CTATGCCTATGGTCGGAAAAAAGAAGTTTCCCTACTCTGAAAAAGGCGAGAAAGAAGCCAAAGAGTACGGCAAGAAAAAGGGTATCCCTGTAACTATCATGGTTGCTATTGGTAAGCCAAAAAAAGCTATGCCTATGCGTGGTGGTCGTACCGCTACAAACATGATGAAAAAATCTTCACGAGGTAAATAATGGCTTCTTTAACCGACCCAATCACACTCCTGAGCGCAGTTGGCGCTACTGGTGCTTCTAAGGCTGTTCAGGCTGATGCTGGTCAACCAGCGTTCTTGCAAGTCTCAGGCATTACCACTGCTACCGTGGCTTTCCAAGGCAGTCTTGATGGCACTAACTGGTCAACCATTGGCACTGCTTTGACAGCTAACGGTATCGTCACCATCCAAAACGCACCAAAGTATTTGCGAGCAAACGTGACTGCTTGGACTTCAGGCTCAATCACTGCAAAAGTCCTGTACTAAGGAGAAACCCTATGAAAATGACTAAATCTCAAAAGAAGGTCAAGAAAGTCATGGGCGAGTACAAGGAAGGTACTTTGCATTCTGGCAAGGGTGGCCCTGTAGTTAAGAGCCAAAAACAGGCTATTGCCATTGCTTTGAGTGAGGCTGGTAAGGCCAAACCAAAGAAGAAGATGAAATGAAGCAGGGACTCTACGCCAACATCCACGCCAAACAAGCTCGTATCAAGGCTGGTTCTGGCGAGAAGATGAACAAGGTGGGGTCTAAAGCCGCACCTACAGCCGCTGACTTCAAACAGGCGGCTAAGACTGCAAAGAAGCCTAAAAAGGTGAAGTAAATGAAGACTCCAACTTGGCAAACAAAAGCTGGTCAGAATCCAAAAGGCGGCTTGTCTGCCAAGGGAAGAGCCTCTTATAATGCAGAAACTGGTGGCAATTTGAAGCCTCCAGTAAAGTCGGGGGACAACCCTCGCAGAGCAAGTTTCTTGGCTCGTATGGCTGGCAATGATGGCCCTGAATACGACAAGAAAGGTGAACCGACAAGACTGCTTCTTTCGCTAAAGGCTTGGGGTGCTAACTCCAAAGCTGACGCAAAGGCAAAAGCTAAAGCTATATCCGCAAGGAACAAAGCAAAGGCGAAAAGCAGATGACATACTTAGAACTTGTAAACGATGTCCTTGTAAGGTTGCGTGAAACAACTGTTTCCACCGTTTCTGAAACATCATATTCATCCCTGATTGGCAAGTTTGTCAATGATGCAAAGCGTCAGATTGAAGATGCTTATGCTTGGAATGTGCTTGGCACAACCATTACCTTGTCAACAACATCAGGCACATACTCTTATGCCCTGACTGGTTCAGGCCAGAAGTTTCAAGTCCTTGATGTACTGAACGTAACTAGCAACCTCCGCATGAAGAATGTGGACTTTGCTACGATGAATCGCTATCAGAACTTTTCAACTCCTGTTAACGGTATTCCAGCCTATTACGCATTTGATGGTGTTGATGGTAGCTATGACACCAAGGTAACTCTCTATCCTCGTCCTGATGGCGTGTATAGCATCCCATTTAGCCTGACAGTGCCACAAGCCACTTTGTCTAGCGACTCGACTGTTGTAGCCGTTCCTGATGTTCTGGTTGTCCAGAATGCGTATGCTCGTGCATTGGTTGAACGTGGTGAAGATGGTGGTTTGTCATCCTCTGAGGCTTACTCCTTGTACAAAGCTATGCTGTCTGACTACATTGCTTTGGAAAGCACTCGTTACCCTGAGAATCAGGAGTTTGTTGCCGTATGAGCCAAGCAATTCAAACATTCAGCATCTCAGCCCCAGGTTTTTATGGGTTGAACACGCAAGACTCACCTCTTGATCTTGCGGCTGGATATGCTTTGGTTGCGACAAACTGCATCATTGACCAGTATGGACGTATTGGTTCACGCAAGGGTTGGGCTAGAGTGAATTCTTCTTCTGGAAACCTTGGGGCAAATGACGTTAAGGCAATCCATGAGTTAGTTGTTGCTGACGGTACATACACTGTATTGTTTGCTGGAAACAACAAGCTGTTTAAACTAGGTACTAGCAATGCTGTTACTGAGTTAACTTATGGTGGTGGCGGTACTGCTCCTACCATTACTGCAAGCAACTGGCAATGTGCTTCCTTGAATGGCATCACATACTTCTTTCAGTCTGGTCACAATCCACTGATCTATGACCCTGCTGTAAGTACCACAACTTATCGCAGAGTGTCAGAAAAGACTGGTTATCAAGCCACTGTTCCTGATGCCGATATTTGTATATCAGCATTTGGTCGTTTGTGGGCCGCAACAACAACTGCAAACAACGCTACCGTTTACTTCAGTGACCTCATTTCAGGCCATGTGTGGTCTACAGGTACGGCTGGCTCATTGAACGTCAACAATGTATGGGTCAATGGTGCTGACCAGATCACTGGTTTAGCGGCTCATAACGGCTTCTTGTTCATCTTTGGAAAACGTCAAATCTTGGTTTATCAGGGTGCTACTTCTCCTTCTACGATGTCATTGAGTGACACTGTTGAGGGTATTGGTTGCATTGCTAGAGACAGTATTCAGACAACTAGTACTGATGTGCTGTTCTTATCCAACTCTGGCGTTCGTTCTTTGATGAGGACTATCCAAGAAAAGTCTGCTCCAGAACGTGACTTGTCTAAGAACATTCGCAATGACTTGATGTCTGTGATTGCTGGTGAGACATTGGCTAACGTCAAGTCAGTATATTCAGAGCGTGAGGCTTTCTATTTGTTGACCACACCTAGCATTGATGGTGTTTGGTGCTTTGATACAAAGTCTTATCTTCCTGATGGTGCGGCTAGGGTAACAACTTGGGACTCTATTGCTCCAAAGTCTTTCTTGTCTCGCAGAGATGGTTCTTTGTACATTGGAAAGAATGGCTATATAGGTTTGTATAGCACTTACCAAGATTACCAAACAGCATATCGGATGCTGTACTACACGAACCATGCCGACCTTGGAAACCAGAATCAGACTTCAATTCTGAAGAAGTTGTCAATTGTTGTGATTGGCGGGACAAATCAAACTGTTACGTTTAAATGGGGTTTTGATTTCAAGACCAACTATTTGTCTGACAACGACACTATCCCTACTCAAGGTGAGTCTTACTATGGTATTGCTGAGTATGGTGCTAATGCCACTACTCTTGCTTACTATACAGATGGCGTAGCTTTGCAGACGCTTGTTGTATCTGCCACAGGCACAGGTAAGGTTGTTCAGACAGGATATGAATCAGACATCAATGGAACGCCATTGTCTATTCAGAAGATTGAGATTCAGGCCAAACAAGGCAAGATAAGTTAAAGGAACATCATGAGTGATTACACCAAGAGTACTAATTTCGCCACTAAAGACAATTTGTCTTCTGGCAATCCTTTGAAGATTGTCAAAGGTACTGAGATTGATACTGAATTCAATAATATTGCCACTGCTATTGCAACAAAAGCAGATTTGGCTAGTCCTGCTTTTACAGGTAGCCCAACTGCACCAACGCCTACTACTGGTGACAATGACACATCAGTTGCGACTACAGCATTTGTTCAAACAGCTTTGTCTGCCATCTATCCTGTTGGCTCAATCTACACCAATGCTGCTGTAAGTACAAATCCTGCAACATTGCTTGGCTTTGGTACTTGGACTGCATTTGGTGCTGGTCGTGTCATGGTTGGTGTGGATACTGGTGACGCTGCATTTGATACGCTTGGTGAAACTGGTGGTAGCAAAGATGCTGTTACTGTTGCTCACACTCATACATACAGCGGCACTTCAGATGGAATGAGTGCCAATGCAACTCATACTCATACTGTTGGCGTATCTCTGTATACAGTTGATGCGGCTGTTGGAGGTAACTCTTTTGCTGGTTATTTTGGTTCAACTACTACAAGTTCAGCTAACTTAGCTCACACTCACTCATATAGTGGCACAACTGCCTCAACTGGCTCTAGTGGTACGAATGCAAACTTGCAACCGTATATCACTGTCTATATGTGGCGGCGCACAGCATAAACACAATTATTTTGATTAAAGGGGATTAATATGGCATTGCAAGAAGGTTTATCTGGCGCTGCTTCTGGAGCTAGTGCTGGTTCAATGTTTGGGCCAGTTGGTGCGGCTATTGGTGGTGGCATCGGATTTCTTGGAGGGTTATTAGGCGGGAACAGCGCAGAAAAGGCTCAACGAGCCCAAGCAGATGCAACGCTTAAAGCTGCTCAATTAGCTGCCGAAGAAGCTCGTTTCAGACCAGTAGGTATAACAAATAGATTTGCTGGCTCTCAGTTCCAATATGACCCTTCAGGTCGTGTTTCTGGAGCGTCCTACACTCTTTCTCCTGAACTACAAGCCTATCAAAATAGATTTAGAGGTCTGGCTGGTGGTGCTTTGAGTCAAGCAGAACAAGCTCCAGAACAGTATGCTCCTTTGACTGGTGCGGCTAGTAATCTCTACAACCTTGGTCAGCGGTACATTCAGCAGACTCCTGAACAAGTAGCTCAACAGTACATGGCTCGTCAACAAGACTTGCTTGCTCCTAGCCGTGAGCGTCAAATGGCTCAACTGCAAAACCAGTTATTCAATACTGGTCGTTCTGGCTTGTCTGTAGGCGCAACTGGATTACGCCCAGGAGGTGGGCTTGGACTGAGTGCTACTACTCCTGAAATGGAAGCCTATTACAACGCTATTGCTCAACAAGACTTGCAATTGGCTGATCAGGCTCAGACTGCTGGACAAGAGCAGTTGAAGTTTGGTGCTGGTTTGTTTGGTGTTGGCTCTGACTTGTTGAATCAGTATCAGCAAGGTCAAGTTGGTGCTTTGCGCCCATTTGAGGCTTACTTTGGTCAAGAGAAAGCTATTGAAGGTGTTGGTCAACAGCCTTTGGACATTGGCATCAATATTGGGGCTAAAGGTATGAGTCCTAGTGCTGCAAATGCTTTGTATTATGGCGGTACTGGTGCTGCTGAAACAATGGCAAAAGCAAATGCTTATAACCCATTGGCTACTGCATTGATTCAAGGCTCACAGAATCCTCAATTAATGAATGCGTTTGGCAACTTGTTTAGTGGTGGTGGAGGTGTGCCATCTGGTGCTGCTGGATATGGCATTAGCCAACAGCAATTTGGTGATTACTACGGTTATTTATAAGGAGTAAAAAATGGCATCACCATCAGAAATCTTAGGTTTGTTCACAACACCACAACAGTATCAACAACAACAGCAAGATGTTGCTCGTGCAAGAGCAATGGAGTATGCAAAGTTAGACCCTTTTCAGCAAGCTAATACAGCTATTGGTCAAGGTGCTTATGGCTTGGCTGGCGCTATTGGCGGTGCATTGGGTGGTGTTGACCCACAGTTGCAGTTGATTACCGCTACCCAACAACTTGCTAGTTCTGCAAATCTTTCAGACCCAAAATCATTAGAAACTGTTGCTCAACAATTAGCCCGTATTGGGAATATGCCATTGGCTATTAGTTATGCCGATAGAGCAAAAGCATTGCGTGAAGAAAAACGCAAAGGCTTAGAAACAGATGCATTAATTTCATTGCGTGAAGCACAAGAAGCCAAAGCAGGACTTCCTCCAAAATTAACTGGAGATGAAAGATACATTGCAAATCTTAGAATTGTTGAAACTAAGTTGCGTAAAGGTGAAGAAGTTTCGGGAGAAGAATTATCTGATGCCAATATGTCAGCGCAAATGCTATCTAAGCCCAGATCATTCTTCGATCAAGCATCAGGACAATTAGTAACTAATCCTGCTACTGATCCATCAAAAGCGTATCCTTTAACTTTCAAGAAGTTCATTTCCTTAGAAACACCAGCTACAGATACTGCTGGCGCTCCAATCATGCAACCTTCAGGAGGCGTTAAAGTTGAACAGGTTACTGAAGGAAGTTTGCCTACAGCAGTTATTCAAGATGTTGCATCTATAGATAAGCAGTTAGAGCAAATTAAAAATAGAGCGCCAGAATTGGATAAATTCTTGGCAAGAATTGAGGGTGGTCAAGTTAAATATGATTTAGCAACCAATGCATGGGATTTTGGTGGAGCAGTGATTCCTCCGATTTTTGGAGCAAAGTCTGTTGGAAATCAAGTTGAAAAAGATGAAATACAGAGAGCTTTGACATCTAGGGTAAATGCCGTCCTGAATACTGCCAAAGGTGTGCAAGCCAAAGACGATGCTCAACGTGCAAAAGATCAAATTGCATCACCATCTACGTTTTTAAGTTCTGATCGAATGGCATCAGCTATTCGTGATTTGCAAAAGGCTGAAACCAGTCTTGCAAAAGAATTAGAGGTTGAAAAACAAACTCTTACATCAAAAGCACAGCCAAACAAAAAAGCTCCTGCTACTAGAC